CTACGTATCCTCCTCTCTGTAGTTTACTTCGATTTTTAAGTTATCAATTATTTGCTGTAGTTCTGTAAGGCTTTGGCCCAATCCCTCTATGGTCTCCGCCAGTAAATCGTTTTCTTTGCTGTTGTCTGTAATCATTTTTAAACCTCTCTATCTTTCAATATAAATTTATATATGTAGAAGTCCATACAGTCGTCCAACGTCTCTGCGGCCTCAATATCCTCAGCATCTGGCGAAAAATTAGCAAACTTTAACAGTCTATCTATTTTTTCCTGCGAGGCCGCTACTATGGCCTTTAAAGTCTCGCGTCGGTCAATGTGCGCCTGTAGTGCCAACTCTCTCTCTTCCGCGTCCGTTAGTCCGTCAAAATGTGAATCTCTCGCATCTTCTTCTGATACCCTGCACCTGTAATCGTTCATTTTTTTGCTCCGTATCCTTTTAAAGTACACTCAATACATATTTCTACCGTCGAGCGCAGATGATAACCCATTGGTTTCTGACAGTCAAGACATTTTACAAGTATGTGAGACCTCCAATTACCTACGCTATTCTCCTTATCGTTCATAACATTCTCCAAACATTCATAAACACTGCGGTAACTAACCCACCTCCAACAACACCCGCACAGAATAACAGAGTCAAGTCAATAAGTCTACTATATTTCCAGTCTTTCATTACGACACCTCAAGTTCTTTCTTTAAGTTTGCAATCTTCGGCAACGCTGGTGGCATTCTTTTGCCATTCAGCATCACCTCCGTATTGGTTGCATGGCGGCTCGTCTTTTGATTTGTATCCACCAAGCCACCAATAACCGCCGTTAGTTGTTGCGCCACAGTCAATACATTGCTTCCATTTACCAGCGCCACTGGCTTGCTGGTTTCTCAATATGTGTGTCCTAGTCACTCTGCGGGCTCCTCTGTAGGTGGGTTAAACTTCAATTAAATGCCATGAAAGCAGGACGAAGTCCCGCCCATCAACTTTCCGAATTAAATGCCTAGCGACATCCGCGCTCCCACCACTTGAAGTCTGCCGGAAAATCATTCTCCGAACGGACTCGCTTGACTGCCTTACGCATTTCGTCTGTTACTTTCATAGTGAACCTCTTTCGGGTAATAGTAAGTTTAACGAGTGACACTCTACACGAATGCCACCGATAAAGCTACTCGTCGTCGTAACTGGCGTATTCTTTCCATTCTTTATAGAGCTGAATAATAGCATCCTCTCCGTGCTCTTCTGCATAGCAGTGACCCTCAAGCCAACCACGCGCCCAAGCTATCGCGTACAGGTCTGCGGGATGGTCAAGCGTTCGGATGTCAGGGAACTCGCCCTTCAACCCCATATCTATTATGTGACGTTTTAGTATATCTACGTTGGCTTGATCTGAAGCTGTCATTTTATCACCTCCTTGCAGAGTTCTCCGTAACACTCCGAGTCGTAAGCCTTCTGCCATGCATGACCGACCTCGTTGTCGCTGTAGTCTGCTACGATTTCATCAGGCTCATCATTGAAGTTGTTACACAAGAACCAAGTGCCTTCCTCCTGCCCCTTTCGCAAGACTATCTCAGTCTCGTCACAAGCCTCAGCGTTCTCCTTGGCCTCCTTGTAGGATGTTCCTGTATAGTCAAGCTCTCCTTCGCCGTAGACCTCGATTGTGTAGCCCTCAGCCAAGCCCCATTTGATCAGGTGTAAGTGTGATTTTTTCATTATGCGTTTCTCCAGTCATCTGCTTCAACTACGATGTTATAACCCAAGCCCTCAGCCGCTTTTAGTACAGTCTCTGATAAAGTTTTAGTTCCTGCTATTCCTGCGAAAGTCACTGCTACTTTGTTGATTGGGTAGTACATTTTCTTTCCGTAAACTTCTTTGATTTTAATTCTAAAATTCATATTATTTACTCCAATTTTCTTCAATTGCTAATTTGATTGACAGCGGGTTGAATACTGCGCCATCAGGGGTTTTATCGGGTAATGCTATCAGTAAGCGACACACTGCTCTTTTAAGGCTGATTTCAGGATACTCAGGCATCCACTCCCACTCAGCGTACCAATCAGGATCGTTATGCAACCAGAGACAAACATTCCAAGCATTCCAACTACGGTGACCATTATATTCTTTCATAGTGATTTTCTCCAAGTTATACAATTAAGTACTCTACCAAATCTAAAAACAAACTGAAGCCGAAGTATAACACAACTGCCCCGACAATGTAACCAACACTAACTACAAAATCATTCGGCATTTTATCACCTCCTAGTTAAGTTATGCGTAGACACTCGCTAGAATGCCTACTGATAACCTTACTATTTCATCCACTCGTCGTGCGCTTCCTTGTACACTGCTAAAGCGTGGTCATATCGTGCCTTAGCTGCTGCCATCTTAGCCTTATCAACCGCCAGTTCTGCCTTGCTAATAGCGTCATGGCCACAGAAACTCTTCAAATCAGCGTAGTGATTTTTGTGGTATAGGTAGTCCAAGCTCCTAAACATCGCTTCAGCCGAGGCGTGCTTGGCGGTGTAGTAATTGACCATCCTGCCTTCACTCTTGGCGTTGTCCAATCTCTTGTAGACTTCTTTTGAGTACAAGCCTGCACCCTCAAGTAAGCTCAGTACTACGTTATTATCTTTAATGCTCATGTTAAAATTCATCATAGGTATTGCCCTCAGTTAAGTTATGCGCAAGCACTCGCTTGAATGCCTGCTGATAACTAAACTCCTTCGATGTCAAATATCTCGTAACACTCCAAGATTCTATAGCGCTTGGGATTTTCCGCAGTCCAGTCCTCCAGGATTCCGTCACGGCTCGCCGCAATGTGTCCCTTGACGTGCCAGACAAACTTGCCTTCTTTCGGTATATTGTTGCGGACGCTCGCCAAAGTCTTACCAAACTTGTACGGGTCTACCTTAACAGCCACCTTACCATGCTCGGCGTACAGCGCCAAGGAGTGATGAAAGTACACACCACCACACCCGTGCCTGTATCCCCTTGCTTCCATCTTGGCTTTCGCTATACCGAACGACCAATCGTTTATCACCGCAGCCGCTATCACCGCACAAAACCCTCTGTCACTGTAGTGTCGCCTGCCTACCTTGGCTAATTCCGCATAAGAATGCTTGAATTTTTTCTTGAATTTACTTGGCTTTTTCATGCCGTTTCTCCTGATTTTAAACGCTCACCGCAACCGACTGGATTCAATCGACTCCGGTGAACATCCTGATTTTGTCTTGGTGGCGTTCTTAACCTTCACGTTGCCGCTACTTCCCACCGCTAAACTGACCTAATCATTCAGTTCGATCCTGATTCACTCTGCTTTCACAACCTTGCAAGCCATGGCTTCTAGGGGCTGTTACCGTAGTCTACTAGCAGTAACACTCAGGTCAAGACCGCGATATAAGCTCGGTGTCAAATTGATCAACGCCCATGGACGTTACTGACACTAGATATTGATCCTGCTTATACCTCTACCGTTCTCAGAGAAGATGTTCTTTCTCGTCTTGATGGTTGCCATTTTACAGACCTCAGCTCAGGTGTCAAGTGTTTTTTCAAAATAATTCAAATTAATTTTACTTTGGTTTTCGCATAGTAGTAGGGACAGCCTCAGGTAGCCTTAGGCATCCTCACACCTTCAGTTTTCACGCGTTCCTTTTGTCGTGCCATGTGCGCGCATCGCGTCAAGTAGTACCACCTCGGAATCCAAATGTCCCCTCATTATCGTGGGCGGGGGGCATTATTCCGTGGACGCGCGATGTAAGAGTACCCGCCTGTATACAAAAAAAGCCAAATGACCAATTAAATGACAATAAAAGTAATACAAAAAGGAAAGGTAAGCTATTGATTTCCTTATGTATACTTATGTATAACAAAAGAATATAAAAGGAGGCCGAAAACGGACATAAAGGACTAAGGGGTCTTTAGTAAATTAGTTAAAATAGTTCTTGACTTTTGCTAAGAAATATGTTATAATATACTATAGTTTGTTAAGAAGTATTTAGTTATTAACTTTAAAGATTATAATTAAAGAATATACTTAAAGTGGTCTAAGGTATACTTAAGTATACTTAAGGTAACCAAAGGAGAATTTAATGTCAGAGGAAACTAACGCTGTAGCGAAGCGGAAGCGGGGCAGACCTAAGAAGTCTGAGATGGTCAACCGCAGCAGGGGTAAGACAGGTCTAGGCAGAGGTCGCCCTAAAGGTGATGCAGCTATCATCAACGAATATAAAACTAGAATGTTGTCATCCCCTAAGTCAGCTAAGGTGTTAGAGTCAATCTTTGATGCAGCCTTGAACGATGACCATAAGAATCAGGCAGCGGCTTGGAAGCTAGTTATGGATAGAGTCCTCCCCGCTAGTTACTTTGAGAAGGACAAGGCAGGAGGAAGTAAAGGTGGAATCAACATCTCAATTACCGGAGTGGGTGGTGAAACTACTGTCATCTCCGAGAGCACAGACGAAGAGTCAGATATTATTGACGGAGAATACATTGACATACAATCCTAAGTACTTCGCCCTGAGCGAGTTCAACTGTCAAGAGACGGCTGAGAATAAAATGCAGGAAGAGTTCCTAAAGAAGCTCGACCACTTACGGGAAGCCTGCGGGTTTCCTTTTGTCATAACTAGCGGCTACCGCAGTACGAATCATTCAAACGAGAGAAATAAAACAAATGGTGGTGGAACGCATACTCAAGGCATTGCAGCGGACATTAGGGCATTGTCAGGAGCAGAAAGATACACCATCGTCCAACACGCACTCGCCCTTGGGTTTACAGGAGTGGGAGTGGCTAAGTCTTTCGTTCATGTTGATAGTCGCACTACAGTTCCTGTGATGTGGACTTACTAGGGTATAAATGTATACTGTGGTATACATAATCATCCCTTTGTATACTATATGATACATTAAACAGCCTTTTAATAAGTGTAGTAACCAATACTGAGAAACTAAATGAGAAAATTTACTGTAGGTAGAGACTTAGTAGCTAACACCCTGACTACTGTGTTTACTGTCCCCAAGGGGATGCACTGTGACATCAAACTAATCCATATGGCTAACAACGGCACTCCAACTAAAGAAGGTAGTGTAAAGTGGTATGATTCCAGTCAGAACGTAACCGTTGACTTTCTAAACGCATATACCTTTGCTAAGGGTGAAACAAAGTCCTTTGACCAGTTAGATTTTGTCCTTACAGAGAATGACCAAATTAAAGCTATTTCAGAACTAGGTAGTAATATGTCCGTTATAGTCACCTTTGAGATGTATCCGGCTATTGCAGCCGTGAACAACTTTGTATAACTATGACTGACTTAAAAGTAGAACTCCTACCGTGGCAGCAGGAAGTATGGGCGGACAATGCTCGTTTCCAAGTCATAGCAGCAGGACGACGAACAGGTAAGTCCAGACTAGCAGCGTGGAAGCTAATCATTGAAGCCTTGGGTACGACCAAGGGTCATGTCTTCTACGTAGCACCTACACAGGGGCAGGCTAGGGACATTATGTGGCAGTCCTTGCTAGAGATTGGCAACCCTGTCATTGCGTCCAGTCATGTCAACAACCTACAACTTAAACTGGTGAATGGTGCTACAATCGCACTCAAAGGTGCTGACAGACCTGAAACCATGCGTGGTGTCTCCCTTAAGTTCCTAGTAATGGATGAGTACGCAGATATGAAGCCGGAGGTGTGGGAGCAAATCCTACGCCCTGCTCTCGCTGACCAAAAGGGTTCAGCCATGTTCATCGGTACACCAATGGGACGTAACCACTTCTACGACCTCCATCAGTACGCTAACATAGCTAACGACGATGATTGGGCAGGATACCACTTCACTAGCTTTGATAACCCTCTAATCGACCCTGACGAGATTGATGCAGCTAAGAAGTCCATGTCAGCCTTCTCCTTCCGACAGGAGTTCATGGCATCCTTTGAGGCAGCAGGTGGTGAACTCTTTAAGGAGGAACACGTTAAGTTCTGTGAGGAAGAACCGGATGAAGGTCAGTTCTATATAGCAGTCGATTTGGCAGGATTCGCAGAAGTTGAAAAAGCTACAACTAAAACAAACAGACTTGACCAAACGGCAATATCGGTGGTTAAGGCAGGCACGGAAGGTTGGTGGGTCGCAGACATCATCCACGGTAGATGGGGAGTCGAAAAGACAGCAAGGAAAATCTTCGA